CGGACGCCATCTTCTTCAGCTCCGGGACGGTCTTCCCCATCGCCTTGCCGAGCTCTTTCCAGGCCGGGATGCCGCGGTCGACGAGCTGGTTCATGTCTTCGGCGTTGACGGTGCCCGCCGACACCATCTGCGACCAGATCGTGGTCACGCCCTCGAGGTCGGTGCCGAACGCTGCCGCTGTGTCGCCGAGGGTCCGGAGCGCCTTGTTGGCTTTGCCTGCGTTCATGCCGATGCCGAGGAGTCGTTGTGCGGACGCCTTCACTTCGGGCAGCTCGAACGGTGTTTCCGCGGCGAACTTGGTCAGCGCCCGGAGTTCCTTGTCGGCTTCCTTAAAGGTGCCGAGGAACAGCTTGAACGTGTTCCGAGACCGGTCGGCGGCGTCGGCGAGCGACAAGGTTCGCCCGACGAGGTTGGCGATTCCTTCGACAACCCCGGTGACCGCCTGCCCAACCCCGGAGATGATGGGGCCTAGTCCACCGACCACGTTGTGCAGATTGGCGAAGAAAGTGTTCACACCGCCGGCGGCTTGCTTGAAGCGTGCCAACCCTTGGGGGGCCTTAATCTCGGGCGTGATGGTCGGCGACTTGAGCGACCGGAGCGTCGACTGCAACCCACGAATCTTCGCCTGCGTCTTCCGGGTGTCGGCGTTGACGTCGAGCGACACAGCATGCCGCATCGAGTCTTGGAGCCGATGAATCTCCTTGTTCAGCGCCTTGATCTGCTCGTCTTCGACCTTCGGCGCAACCTTGGTCTTGTTGATCGCCGCCAACGACTTCGACGCCGCCGCGGATTCCTTCTCGACCGGCTTGATCGACGCGGCGAGCCGTTTGAACCCGGCAACCGCCGATGACGTTTGCGCCCTTACGTTGAAAACCAGATCAGAGTTAGCCATGCGTCGCCGACCTCGACACGGCTTCGACGATCCGGCGGCGGATCCCGGCCATCGACCGGCGCAAAGCGGGGGTCAGCGCGTACCCGCGGGCGTTCGCCGGGAGGAACTGCATCGTGGTGCGCCGCCGCACCGCCCGACCCTTCCGCAGATACGTCACCGGGGGTCGGCGGCGACCGCCGAACTCGGCACCCATCGCCAGCTCACCGGTCAACCCGGCTGTGAACCCGTCACCCAACTTGGCGGACTTGTTCCCGACCAGGGAGGCGAACTTCGGCGGGCGCGGGTTCCCCGGATCGGACGCCTGAACGACATGAACGGCGGCCTTCTGCATCGACCGGCCGTCGACCCTAGCCAGCTTCAGCAGCTCCGGCGGAACAATGATGCTCACGGCTGCCACGACTCCGGGTCGTTGGGATCCAGCTTCTCTTCGTCACCGGCGGTTGCGGAGAGGAGACGGAACGCTGTGTTGATCACTTCGTCTTCCTCCTGTTCCCACACTGAGACCGGAATGCTGGTTCTGAGCATTAGTCCGACGAGGGCTTCTCCCCAGCCTCCGGCGGGATAGTAGGGTTTTCGGCCACCGTCTCCGAGTCGTCGACGTCGGCGACCCGGTCCCACTCCTCGAGCGTCCCGGTCCATTTCCCGACTCGGCGGGCTGCGTAGAACGCCAGGTCGGCGTTTTGGACGAACGAGTTTTCGGACCCGAACCAACTGGCGTTGTTGGCCTTCTCCCACGCCCGTGCGTCGGGTGATCTGATCACTAGCGGGTACGTCTCCACTTCCTCGGCGCCTGCGAGGATCGTTATTACTACCGGGATTTTCATTGTGGTCTCCTTCCAGACCTGGGGCCGGGTCGGCGGAAGGACCGACCCGGCCGACTCATGGGATTAAGCCGCTGCGCCGACGACCCAGGCGGTGCCGTCCCAGTGAGCCTGGGAGGCGTCACCGAGCAACACATGCTGCCCGGTCGTCCAGGCCGTCGACGGCTTCGACGTTCCGGCGTCGCCGACGACCGGGTCCGCCTTCAACGCGGCCAGGTTCGCCGGTTCACTGCCGGCCGGGGTGAACGAGCCGGGGGTGCCGGCGGTTACCCCGGTGATTGCCCCGGACCCGATGACCACATCGCCGCCGAGCTTGACCGGCAACGTCAGGTAGGTGATCGGCCACGCGACGTCGGTGGTGAGCCGGGCCGCGACGTCACCGCCGGCGGTGATCGCCTGCACCGTCACCTTCCCGGTCCAGGTGTCGGCCGGGTCTTCGGTGGGTTGCCACTCGAAGTCCTTCTCTTGCGAGTCGTTCTTCCAGGCGAACCCGATCAAACCCTGCGGGTTCGTGAAGTCCTGGATCGCGACCATGTTCAAGGTGGCGGTCAGTGTGGCCGAGGCGGCGTCGGACACGGTGTCGCCGCACAACACCTCGATCGGCTCCTCGTCGCCGCCGGTGTGTTCCGGGGCGATGTTCACGTTGGTCGGCTGGCAGGAGAACGTCTGCCCGTCGACGATGAGTGAGCCCTTGCGGACTCTGCTGTCAACGACAGTCATGTCGTCTCCTTCGGGGTTACGGCCACGTCAGGGCCTCGGTCCAGGTGAGGGTGAAACACGGTAGGGGTGCGGTGTCGTCGACCGCATAGGAGCCGGGTTCGAACGACTCGAGCGGCACGACGGCGGCGACCTGGACGACGAGCTCGTCCAACGACTTCCAGGCGTCGGCGTTCGCCGGGCCGCGGGTGAGGGCGTAGGCGGTGAATGTGGCTGTCCCGCCACAGGACACGTCCAGGACGACCGCAGGGGCCGTCAAGAGCACACAGGGCGGGTTGACGTTCCGAGGGTCCAGCGTGGCACGTACGCCTTCTGCTGACAGAAGCTCCTGCCAGACGGTGAGCGCGTCGATCAGTGAACTCATGCGACCGCCGGCCCGAAATGGCGACCGACCCGCAACGCGATCTCGATGTCCCGGTCGATCGACGGCGGGGGCCCACCCATCTCGACGAACGCCGACACATCCAACGAGTTCCGCCGGGAGTACCAACGGGTCCCGAGCTGGGTCGCGCCCCACACCGTCCGGCCGTCCGGGTCGACAACCGGCTCCACATGCGGTGGGCGGGTGTCGTCGACGAACTGGTTGACCCCGTTTACGCACAGGGTCAACCAGTCCTCGTCGGTCGTGTCGGCCAATGGGATCCCCAAAGCCAACTTGACCTGATCGACGGTCGTCCAGTCCGTCACTTGTCACCCTTGTCAGTCGACGCAGCCCTCGTCTTCTTGCGCGGCGAGGGGGTTGCTGCCGCGGCGACGACTAAGGGGTCGTCACGCACTTCGTGGCGGCGTTCGGGTTCTGCACCGCACCCTGCCCGCGGGTCTCACCGAGGGTCGTCAGAATGTTCGCCCGGAAGTCCGACGTGGTCGTCGCGGTAGCCCCGGACACGTCGGAATCGGTGGTGTAGATGTGGATCCCCGACCGGGTGAACATCACGAACGCATCCGCCGCGTCGGCAACATAGACGCTGGCCAGACCTGGCACCGGAACCGGTGTCAGCGACCACTGCCCGGTCCCCATCACCGAAGCCGCAGACCCGCCCAGGTTGAGCACGGAAATGTCGAGCCCAGCGAGGACGGTCGGCGACGCGATCAACACATTCGGGGTGAACCCGGCCTCCTCAACCTTCGCCATCCCGAGCCGGACAACCTCGATCATCGGCTTCCCCGCGGCCCCGGTCGTCGTCGGGATCGCCGCCGCCGCAATCGCAGCCGCCAGGTTCGCCTGCAACTTCCGCAGCAGATCCCGGGTGATGCCCTGGTTCAGGAACGCGGCGAACCCGGGCGCATCCTCGGCGAGCTGCCGGGTGTACTTCACCCAGCCGGCGATCGTCTTCAGCGCCAGCGTCGTCGACCCGTTCACCGCAGACAGCTCCGGCTTCGCGGTGCCCTCAGGTACCTCGGTCGACCCGGTCAGCTCACCCCAAGTCAGGATGTCAACACTGCCAGTCGACACCGACACCTTCGTCACCGCATCGAGCAGCGGCGTCGAAAACTCCGGCACCGACGTGGTGAACCGTGCCGGCTTCGGCAGGTAGCCACTGCCCGGGGTGGCCACCGTCGACAAGGTCGCCCGGGTCTGCATCGCCAGCTCGAGCGCGTCGACGTCCTCAAGCTGCGCCCGGCCCTGCCAACCCCGCTGCTGGTAGCCCTCAGAGTCGATGTACAGGTCGCCGAACGACCGGAACTGTTCGCCGTGCTGGGTTCGCTGCGGCGCCGGAGTGCGGTCCATCCTCGCCTGCGATGCGCGGATCCCTTCGAACGTCACCATCGGCTCAATCTGCGCGTCGAGCTGCGCGATCCGCTCCTGCGAGGTCTTCAGGTTCCGCTGCTCGGCGTCGACCAGGTCCCGGCCGTCGTCGTTGGCGCGGGACAGGGTTTCGTCAACGAACTCGATCAGCTTCGACCGCTCTTCCTGGAGCCGGTCCAGCATTGCGTTAGTCATTTTGTCGCCTCCTAGGCGAACGAAGGGAAGGCGCATAGCGCCACGTCTTCATCGCCCCGTGCGGTCTCTCGATGCCTCGGCTGCGAATCCGTCACGGTGGCCCTCAGATGAACGAATCGGTCCTAGGCCGGCCACAACTCGCAAGCAGAATAACACCCGTGAGATTTACAGGGAATCCCGCCACGCCCGCCACGCATTGGCCCTCGGTGTCAGCGGCCCACCCGGCGGGCACACGGTGGAACGGGTCACCGTGATCTGAGCCTCCGCCCAAGTCGGAATCGGCACCACAGACGCCTCAACCAAACGGGCCTGCTTCCGAGTCACCCGCGACAAATCCGGCGGCGTCCGAACCTCCCACGTCTCCTGCTCCCGGAACGGCACGAACGCACACGACAACCCACGAACAATCCCCGCCTTGATCAACCGATGCGCCTCACGGGCCGGGTCCGTGTCAGCCATCACCCAACGACCCCACAACCCATCGTCACGGTCGTCCCACTCGACGGACCGGCCGATCGGCCAGGATTTGTGGTCGTGGTTCCCCATCAGCGGCAGGTTCCCGGCGGCCTCATGGATCGACTTGGCGAAGCAGTGCGGGGCGATCGCCTCTTCGAAGGTGCCGCCGATCGGGGCGAACACCCCGTATGGCACCAGCCGGCCCTCGAACCCCTGCTCGGCGCCCTCGTCCGATGCGCGGAGCTCGGCGCCGGCCAGGAGCCGAACCTCAACCGTCTCGGTCATGCCGGAACCTCCGTCCTCGCCGGCAAACCCAGCCGGTCGCGTGCTTCGTCCTCGGACAGGTAACCCATCTCGAGCCCCTGCTTGACGAATTGCAGGTCGTTTGACGGGTCGGTGTTGAGGAACCCGGACCAGTCGACCCGCATCTTCTGCCCGTACGGCAGGATCGCGGTGATCAAGTCCTCCATCGTCCGGCCCCAGTCGGCCAACGTCAGGTCCAGGAGATCCCGGCGGCGGTCGGTCAGATTCGCGTAGGTGATGTTCCCGCCCGAACCCGTTGCCGCGTCCAGATAGGCCGCCGACAGGTTGAACGCATGGGCCAGGTCGACCAACCAGGCACCTTTGGCGTCGACCACGTCGGAGTCGACAACGTTCAGCTGGAGCGGGGTGAAGTCGACGCCGGCGTTGAGGACTGCGATCGACTTGCTGGTGCCGCCGTGAGCCTTCATCCAGGAGTCCTTGAGTGCGTCGGCGTCGGGCTTGCCGAAGTTCGGCACCCCAACCTTCAACACACCACTGGGAACTCCGGAGCTCATGATGGAGCCCAGGTAAGAGTTCATTTTCTGGCCGGTCGACAGCAACAGACCGGAGCGGGTCAACGCACCCTCCGGGGTTTGCCCGTCATTCGGTGAATAGCCGCGGATCAGGATAATCCGCCACAGAATGCCGCCGTCGAGCATGTAACCGTCTTCGTCGAACTCGACCGGATCCTCAGTGTCCGGGTGAAGCACGATCCGGGTGCCGTCACCGGTCCAACCCCAACACCCAGGGTTCACGACCTGCAACGTTCCCGCCAACGGCTGACCAAACGAATCCTCCACAAACCGGATCGCACCAATCCCGAACCACAACGCATGCGTCAACGCCGTTTTCCAGAAGTCATGCGCGCCCAGCCGCTTCGAGTACGGCACCGTCGACCGGAACTGGTCACCGCCCGGAATCCGGCCCACCAGCTGCGGGTCCGCAATCCACAACGGCCGCTGCAACTGCTCGGTGCCGCCGGCCACATCCGAAACATCCGTCGCCGTGCCCCTCGAGTAACGCCAGGTCGTGCGGATCACCGGACCGACGACAATGTTCGTCGCCCGCGTCACCGCCGGCAACACACCCCGAGTCCCAACCCCGGTGTACGGCTGCCGATACGGCTCCCCACCCCACACCGTCGGACCCCAACCACCGTGCCACGGAGCCAGCCCGTAATCGGCAAGGCCGTAGTCGGCCAAATTGTCGGAGTTGATCCACCACACCGGCCCGTCCTGCTCGGACACCCACCCGTCCGGCGTGTTCGTCCGGATCGAATCGGTGGCCCTCACCCACCCGGTGCCTGCACGGGTCTGGATCTGTGGCCTGCGAGCCGGGGACCTTGGCAACGTCGGAACCTTTCGAAGGTACGGCGCCAGGTCTCAGCGTTGACGGCTCCCGATACGTCTGACCGGCAAGCCTTGCCCGGATCGTACACCGTCACCAGATCGCCGGAACAGCCACCTGGAACCTGTCATCCAACGCCGCCCACACCGCCCAGCAAATCGCCTTCACCGCCGGCACCGGACCCGACGACGCCCGCGACGACACAATCGGCCCCGCCTCCGTCTGCGCCGCCTTCGCCAACGCCACCTGAATCGCCACATCCGGATCATGATCATGAACCACAGACCGCATCCGCGACATCAGGAACGGCGACGCCTCCCGGGTTTCCTTCACCCCAACCCCGATCGTCGTCCACGGCCCCGCCATGTCGAGCTCGATCGTCTTCCCCGCAACCACCCGCGACGGCCCCCACCCGCGAAGCTGCACCAAAGCCGCCTCCACGTTCGGCTCAACCTTCGTCCACACATTCACCCCGTCCGACAACGCCAGCCCGAACACCCGCCGATCAAACGAACACTCCACCGCCGCCAACAACCCCCGAGGCGGCCCGGCCGTCACCCGCGGCCGGGCCGCCCAACCCGGAGGCCAACCAAACCCCGCCTCCGAGGCCCCAGTGAAGTCCGGCCAAATATTCAACCACTGCTGCGCGAACCCCTGCGAATTCACCTGCGAACCCATCATCGTCCGCCGCTGCGACGACCAATGCGGACTGGCGGCCCGCCAAACCTCCGGATCCGTACGGTTCGCCTTCGGATGCGCCGACCACTCGAGCAGCAGATATCCCGGCTCGCCGGCCAACGCCTTCGCCCGCTGCTCCGGCACCAGAGTGGTTGTTCGCGGATTCGACGCCGACAACAACCACACCTGAGGCTGCATCCGCTCCACCACCGTCGGCATCACCGCCTGATCCAACACCGCCGGCGGCAAATCCCACGCCTCATCCAAGAACCCCAACGACACCGACTCACCCCACACCGACTCATCCGACGACACTTGCCAAATCGAATCGTCCGGCCACCGAATCGACTCCTGACCCGACGACGCACGCCGCTTCAAGTCGTTATGCTCCGCCCAGCGGAACGACTGCCGCATAATCTTCGACGCATTCATCACCCGCCGCGACACATGCAGGATTTGCTGCGGCTCACCGATCGTTTCAGCGAAGTGGGCTCGAGCTCCCGCCGCAGCCCTAATCAGATTCGACTTCCCCGACTGCCTCGAAGCCAGAACAATGACCACGAGCCACACCAGGTTCCCGTCGGCATCATGCTCCAACGCCCGATTCAACACATGCCGCTGCCACGGCCGCAATTTCGGCGCCAACTGCGACGATTCCACCCAGTCCCCCCAAGCCTCCCCGTAGCTCCCGGTAACCCAGCTCGGGGTCGGTGTTTCCAACCGGGGCGGGCTGTAGACACCCTCAGGGGTGCCAAGGGCCACCCTCCCGGGGGGTAAGGCGTACGAAGCTGGCGAGGGTCTCTA